GAGAGGCGACACCGCCGCAAATCCGTTGTTTACGACGCCAGTCGACGCGAGCGGTAACGTCCTGGGCGGCCTCTCGCACCTCGGCGTCGGCGGTCCGATCGCCGGCGCGAACGGAGTCGGGCCTCTGCCTATGACGCCTCAAGGAATGTCGAATGCAAATAACGCTTTCGGCATGGGCGCCGGTCCCGCCGCTTCCTCGAATCCGATGGCTAGCGCGACCTCGATGCTTTCCTCGAGCGGACTGCTCGGTCCTTTCGCGATCTTTGCAAAACTCGCCGGCATGTTCGGCGGGATGCTGGCCGGCGGCGGCGACGTCTCGCCTGGGAAAACCTACATCGTCGGCGAGGATCATCCGGAATTTTTCTCGCCAAAAGCGGCCGGCCGAGTCGCGCCGTCTCTCAAATTCACCGGCCACGCGCCGGCGCCGGTAATCAATTTCCACGTTAACGGAGTTTCCGATTTCGACTCGTTCAAGAGATCGCAGCAACAAATCGGCGCGGGACTCGCACAGCAGCTCGCGATCGCGGGCTCAAGGAATAGGTAGCCATGGCTTTTTTTGAATTGGAATTTATGCGCCAGATCCAGTATCGCCGCGTCGGCGGTCCGGGATTTTCGACGACGGTCAACACCTCGTTTGCCGGCGCCGAAAGCAGAAACAAAAACTGGTCGCTCGCGCGCGCGGAGTGGACCGCCTCGATCATCACGCCGGCGGCCGACCAGCGGCCGACCATGAATCAGCAACAATTCATCGATGCGCTAAACGCTTTTTTTCTGAACGTCTCCGGCCGCGGCGACTCTTTCAGGCTTTTCGATCACGTCGACAACAAGGCGACCGGCGCGATCCTGGGAACCGGCAACGGAACGCTCGCAGTTTTCCAGCTCGTCAAAACTTACTCGATCGGCGGCCGCACCTATACGCGGACGATTTACAAACCGATCACTCCGGATATCGCGAATTACCAGGGCGTCGCGCTGGCACAAACGGTCGTCCCGTACTTCAACGGCACGCCGGTCGCCGGCGGCGCCTGGACCGTCGACGCGACGACTGGCCTGGTTACTTTTGCGCCGGTCCCGGGCGCCGGCGTCGTCGTCTCGGCCGATTGCCAATTCCATTTTCCAGTCCGCTTCGACACCGACAAACTCCCGATCCAGGTCGAGGAGTCCGACGTCGCCGGCGGAAACCCGATCATTTCGGTCAACTCGTTTAAGCTCGTGGAAACCCGCGCGCCGACTTTCTAATTCCGGCATTTAAATATGAAAACGATTTCTACGGCTCTCGCAGCTCATTTAGGGCTGTCGTGTACGACTGTGTGCGTGCTCTGGAAAGTGACGCGCGCGGACTCGACGATCCTCGGTTTCACCAATCACGACGTGGACGTCACGTATAACGACGGGACCGACACCGTCGACTATGAAGCGCTCACCGGCTACACGCCGAGCGCGGTCGAATCCGGATCCGACCTCGGAACCGACAATCTCCAGGTGACCGCTTTCCTCGACGCGGCGGCGATCACCGAGGCCGATCTCCGCGCCGGTCTCTATAACTACGCCGACATCGAAATGCGCCTGGTCAATTACGCGGACCTCACCATGGGAGATCTCAAGATCCGCAAAGGCACGCTCGGCCAGGTGAAACTCCAAAACGGAGAATTTATCGCGGAGATCCGCGGGCTCACGTTTTGGCTCACGACCGTGCTCGGCGAAACCTTCGGACCAGGTTGTCGCGCGGATCTCGGCGACGCGCAATGCCAGGTCGATCTCTCGCTCTTGAGTCAAAACGGAACGGTCCTAACCGTCACCGACCAGGAAACTTTCATCCCGGCCTCCGGACTCGTCGGCGCGCCGAATTACTTTAATTACGGGATCCTGACCTGGGTTACTGGCGCGAACGCCGGCGCGGCAATGGACGTCGCGAATTGGGACGGGACGACCATCATTCTTTTTGAGTCCATGGCCAACCCGATCGCGATCGGCGACACGTTCAAGGTCGAGCCAGGCTGCAACAAGGGAACCGACTGCAACACGAAATTTGTCGGGATCAAACTTTTGGATGGGACGACGACCGGAGCGGGCGGAAATATTTTAAACAAACACTCGGAGGATTTTATTCCGGGTATGGATTCGATTCTCGACTATCCAAACGCCATGGGGTAAACCGATGCCGAAATGTGACAAATGTCCGGAGCTCGCCACACGCGGCACGCACCACGGGGTCGAGATCCCGCGGCCGACCGGCGAATGGCGAGAATTTCGAGACGCGGCGCTCGTCCTCGGCTGCGACAAGCATCCGCCGGAATCGTTTGTAACCTACATCGACGGCCGCGTAATTCGCACCTCGCAGCAAGTGCCAGAAAAAGTTCCGGAGGCGGGAAAGTGACGACGATCGCAGACGTTGAAAAACAGGCGCGGCTCTATGTGGGTACGCCGTTCCGTCACCAGGGGCGGATCCGCGGCCTGGCGGTCGATTGTGTGGGCCTGGTTCTTTGTGTCGGCGAGGATCTCGGCCTGGTCGATCGTGTCGGCAAACCGTTTCTCCGCGCGGATTATCCGGATTACGCGGCGCAACCGACCGACAGTTTTGTCCTCGAGGAGCTCCGCCGGCGCGCGATATCAAAATTGCCTGGCGAGCCGATGGAACCTGGCGACATCCTGGCGATCCGGGTCCCGAGTTTGCCTTGTCACGCGGCCGTTGTCGTCGATCGCGCCGGCTGCCTCTACATGATCCACGCGTACAACTCCGGGCCCCGCCAATGCGTCGAGCACATCCTTTCGAGCGCCTGGCGCGGCCGCGCGGTCGGCGTTTTTAAATTTCCAGGAGTGACAAAGTAAATGGCGCGCATCGCACTTATCGCCGGCATGGCCGTCGCCGGCGCGGTCCTCTCGGTTATGACCGGAGGCCTCGGTGCGTTCGCCGTCGGTGCGTGGATCCCGGACATCATGGCCGGCCTGGCCGCCGGCGCGGCCGTCGGACAAACCATCGGGAGCCTGGTTTTTCAGCCTCGCTTAAACGGTCCGCGTCTCGCCGATACGCAAATCATGAACTCGACGAACGGCGCGCCGATCCCGTTCGGGTACGGCGGCTTTCGAATTTCCGGACAAGTGATCTGGAGCTCGGGAATCGTCGAGACGGAAACAAACCAAAGTCAGAGCGGCGGAAAAGGCGGGATGTTCTCGCCGACGACAACGGTCTATACCTACACGATAAGTGTCGCGATCGCCTTTTGCGAAGGGCCGGCCACGATTACGCGGATCTGGGGCGACTCGAAACTCATTTACGACACGACCTCGAAAGGCGCGGTTTCCTCTGACACGCTCGACACCGGACTGCAGAACACTTCCAAGGGTGACACCGGCGCGCAGACGACGGTCGTCATTCCGATTATTTATCAGGGATCCTCGACACAGATGCCCGATCCGACGATCCAGGCATCGGAGGGAATCGACCAGACTCCGGCCTTTCGCGATCTCTGCTACATCGTTTATAACGATCTGCCTCTCGCTGATTTCGGTAATCGCTTGCCGAATATTCGCGCCGAACTTTCGACCGCGACGGTCCAGGCCTACATCAAGGACACCTATCCGCCGATCGATCTCGACGTCCCGACTCTCGGCGGCGGCGGCGGAACATCGATCTACGCTCAAACGTTTTGTTTTGTGGATCCGGTCGGCCGTGTCGCCATCATCCTCGACGCCGCGGGAGCCTCGGCGCAAGCGATCGATCTGGCCACGACGAACACCGAGCCGCTCGAGTCCTGGCAAGCGAACACTATGTATCCGCTCGGCTCGCAAATCCTCGACTCGGCCGGAAACGTCGAGACCGTTACGCACACGACCGGATCCGGATTTTCAGACCACACGACGCAACCTGTCTGGACCGTCGGCGGAGAAATGGAGACGACCAACGATAACGATCTCGTTTGGACGAACACCGGGCCCGGACCGGAGGCGATCCTCGTCACCGCGAAAGGCGTGCTCAATCCAACTTTGAATTCGGACGAGTCGATCAACGGCGGAGACTACGCGATCAATCTTCCGCTCGCCGCCGGCGTCGACACGCGCGGGCATTTTTGGGCGTGCTTCGACATCGCGAGCCCCGGCACCTCGCATTTTTACGCCGTCGAATTCGAGCAGATGGACGCCACGACCGCGCAGACGTTCGTCGCGATCGCGCGCGTCCAGATGCCCGGGCCGATCGCGGCGATGTCCTTCGCTCAGATTAACGGCACCGATTGGTTGTATTTCACGACGCAAAGCAACTTCGGCGGCGGCGGAATCGTTTATCGAGTCCATGCGGAAGGCGCAGCGATCGACGATCAAGCCTCCTGGATCCCGGTAACGAATACCGGCAGCGTATCCGGACCGGCTTACCCGGCGATCGATCCGACAACCGGGATCGTTTACGTCATCTCGAATCCCGGCGGCGGAGCCTACGAGTGGAACGTCACGGTTTGGGATCCGCGCGGCGGAGGCGGCCAGCCGACCGCTTTCCAGTTTCACGGCGATGCGGCGCACGGCCAAGGCATAGCGTGCATGTTCGATTCGATCGACCAATCGCTAATCGTTTTCACGAACAACGGATCGATCTACAAAGTCGACGTCGCGACCATGACTGTGATCGCCTCGGCCGCGGGCGTCGTCGCTCCCGCAGTCGCGGCCAATCTTCCGAAGTGGAACTGCGGAACGGTCCCGGGCCTGGGACTTTTTGTCGCGCAAGATGGAAGCAACAATCTGATTTATATCAATCACTCGACGCTCGCGATCGCGCAAACCGTCGCCGAGCAGGAATGGTTCGCGGCCACGTTCGGAGGCGACTTCACCGATGCGCAGCTCGATCCCGTTACGCTGTCCCTGGTTTGCTCGCCGTCTGACGAGGCCGGAAATTATGGGACTTTTGCGTTTCGCATTTATCTGAATCGGCAGACCGTGCCAGGAAAGACGCTCGACCAGATCGTCCAGGATATTTGCTCGAGAGCCGGACTCGCCGACGATTTAATGGACGTGACCGCGCTCGCCTCGACGACGGTCCTGGGGTATGCAGTTACGCGGAACAGCGACGCGAAATCCGTTATGGTCCCGCTCACCGCGGCATTTTTCTTCGACGCCGTCGAGTCCGATTTTATTTTGAAGTTTGTTCCGCGGGGCGGCGCCGTGGCCATGACCATTGCCGAGGCGGACCTGGGCCTCGAGGCGGACGGCTTCGAGCTGCAGGAGACGATCGCGCAAGAGCACGACCTCCCGAAAGCGATCGAGGTCCTGTATGCGGATCCGACGCTCGATTACCAGACCGGAAAACAGCGAGCAGCTCGGCCGGCGCGCGTGGTGAAAACGAAAACGAAATCGGTCCTCGAGCTCCCGCTCACCATGAACGGCGACACGGCCGCGCAGATCGCCGATATTTATTTGAAAACAATTTGGAACGAGCGCAATCAGTACGCGTTCAAACTCACCCCGCCAAAATATATGGTCCTCGATTCGACCGACGTGGTCGAGATTATCTACGAAGGCAGTCCGTACATTTCGCGCCTGATTAAGAACACCATCGGCCAGGATTTCGTCACCGAGTACAACGGGTGCTCGGAGGATCCCGAGGGTTACATCTCGACCGCCAAAGGAAACAACGGGACGGGATTCCCGATCCAGGTTATCAACCCCGCGGCGCCGACGACGCTCTACATGCTCGATCTCCCGCTCCTCGCGGACACCGACAGTCCGCCGGCGGGGAGCTCCGGCTATTACTTCGCCATGGCCTCGCGCGGACCAGGCTGGGCCGGAGGCGTGCTCTTTTTCTCGCCGGACTCGTCGAATTACACGCAAGTCGGATTTTCAAACAGCGCGATCGTGTTTGGCTCGGTCGGCGTGGCCACGCCGGCGCCGCCGGCGCCGTCGGGCGCCTGGGTTTTGGACCAGACGACAACGATCCGCGTCGGCATCTCGAGAGGGACCGCGCTCTCCTCCACGACGCTTATAAATCTTTTGAACGGCGCTAACGCATTCATCCTCGGCGATGAGCTAATGCAATTCCTTACCGCGACGCTCAACTCCGACGGATCCTATACACTTTCGAATTTACTCCGCGGCCGGCGCGGTACCGAGTGGGCCGCAAGCCAGCATGTTTCCGGCGAGACGGCGCTCTTTCTACCGTTCGGATTGCACCGCAACAATGTGCCGACCTCGCTCGTCGGCCTCTCGCAGTTTTACGAGGCGGCCACGGTCGGACAGTCGCGCACGCTCGCGAGTCCGCAAAACATTACGCTCCAGGGAAACGACCTCAAACCCTACGCGCCGTGTCACATCACCGGAGCTCGAGACGGTTCGAATAATTTGACGGTCGACTGGACCAGGCGAACGCGCCTGGGCGGCGATGTGGATTGGCTCGACGGTGTCGTCGACGTCCCGCTCTCGGAGGCCTCCGAGGCCTACAGCGTCGATATCGTGAGTAGCATTGGAGAAATCGTGCGCACGTTTAGTTCGCTCACGAGCCCGACGGTCGTCTACTCGGCCGCGGACCAAACCGCCGACGGACTCACTCCCGGCAATCCGGTCAACGTAAACATTTTTCAGATCTCCGCGGCGATCGGCCGAGGTTTCGCCGGCGTCGCGACTGTCTAAAGGAAAAAAATGAGCAGCACAAATTTAGGAATACCGCTTCTCGTCGACTCGCAGTCCTCGAAGTACGTCACCGTCAACGACGCGATCAACTTGCTCGATGAGGCTATGAATAGCCTGCTCGCGGTCACCATGACCGACGCGGACTATACGTTCGGATCCGGCGCGTCGCTCGAGGCCGCGGCTTTCGTAATGTCCGGCACACTGACGGCCGCGCGAAACGTGATCGTCCCGAACAATGCAAAATTCATGGTTTTCGAGAATTCGACGACCGGAGGTTTTCCGATCACAGTCAAGACGGCCGCCGGCACCGGCATCGCCGTCGCGAACGGCTCCGGGTATGCGCTGCTCTATTGCAACGGGACGAATGTGATCGCCGTCGGGACCGCCGCGAGTGGCGGACCGTTCGACGTCGCCGTGTTCGCGCCTGGCGTCGGGACCTCCGCGCAAAAACTCGCGAGGATCCCGCTCGCGCGCGCGGTCGTTTTCCCGGCCGGCGCGGCTCTCTCTCAGGCGAAGGCCTCCGCCGCGGCGACCGCTTCGACGACGTTCACTCTCTCGAAAAATGGGACGTCCTTCGCGACTGTTAATTTCGCGACCTCCGCCACGAGCGGGATCTGGACGCAAGCCGCGGATGCGGACTTCGCCGCCGGCGACGTGCTCGAGATCGATGGACCTGGTACGGCCGACGCTACGCTCGCCGATATCGGAATCACGCTTTCAGGGACGCGCTAAATGTCCGGAGCGATCGTTCAAAAATTCGGCGCGAACTGGATCCCGGGCTATCCCTACGCGAGCTCGCAGTCGGCCTCGGCCGGCTCGCCGATCACCATCGGGAATTTTTTGATCGCTCTGGTTTCAAACACCGGACGCACCGACACGCCGACGGTCGTCGACACGATCAATCCGACGAATGTATTTACCGAAATCATCGGCGGCACGAGCTCGGCGGTTTGTTCCTGCAGCATTTGGATCGCGCCGATTCTGGCCGCGGCCGGCGGAGCGAGCACAGTAGAGGCGACCTGGGGAGGCAGCAACAATTCACACATCGCGGTCTATGAGGTCTCCGACATAACCGGCACGGCGGACCAGACCGACTATACGAACGCAGGCGCGGCGCCGACGCCGGCGGGAGACTCGAAAACGACGACCTCGGCCGGCGAGCTGTGTTTCGCGATCGCTGTTAACAATCAGGCTTACTCGGTCCAGGACATTACGCCGACCGGCGCCTGGACCTGGGACTTTCCCGGCACGACTGGAGAACAAGCATCCTCG